CCTATTTCGTCGGCAACATTTCTTAGCCTTGCTCCTGGGTCTTTGCTGTTATTTATTTTTTGTGCTGAATTGACTACTCTTCCAAGTTTTCTTCTCTCGCCAACAGAGAGATTTCTGGCCTTAGACAGGCTTATTGTTGAACCACCAGGTAGAACATAAATCAAACTTTTAATTCCAGTATTGGAAAGAAGTCCAAGCTCTTCTCCGCCGAGGTCGGATGAAGAAAGAGTCGACATAAGGTAGTAGGCGCCTTCCATGTCCCTGTTATCCGGGATAGCTCTCAGCACCTTCGTTGGAACTACTGGTTCCAGAACGAATCCATCACGCCTAACCATTCTCCTGGCTTTAGTGTTAGACGACAGGTTGAATTGACCGATTTCTTTTATGAGCGCTTTCACCTTGTCTGATGACGCTCTTCTGTTTTCGTTTCCAACGCGGGTAATTTGTGGTTTCCTGCTTGCAATAAGAGAGCTGTCGATTGGTCCGCCAGTAACAGTGCGACCCTGAACAGTGGATGGAAGTCCTGATGTGCCAGCTCCTCGTATTGCTCTAATTGTTGCTCCAAGAGCGGAAGGAATATCAAAAAGTTTTGCACCGCACGTAGAAAGTCTGTTGTCAGTGAATCGCCCGCCGTACTGGTACCCTTCCGGACACCTGTAACCACGATTCTGACCCGGCCTTGAGCCACCCCTGCTCCCACCAAATCCAGGAGTTATTGTTCTGTATGTTGCAGAACGAATAGGGGAACGAATTGGTCCTGTATCTCCTGGCAGAAAGGTGCTGAGCAATGTGCTTCCGAGTTGGCGGCCAAAGTTTGCCTTAGTGCTCATGATTCCATTTGAATCAATTTTATGCTTTCTCCTGGTATTGCCATTAAGACGCGACAGGGCCTTATACTCAACAATCTTTTGACTGATTGCTCCACGCCCGCGAATAAAGTCAAACTTTGACTTAGTGTCCAAATCAGAAAGAATAACTCTCGTTACGATACGAGAAGTTGACTCCGGACAGCAGTATTCTGTATCGCTATTAACCACAGCACTCCTCATCGAGTGATTTCTTTTTTACAACACTCTTCGACACTGTGCTGCCTGTTTCGTCCTCGCCTTCAATCTCCCAGTTTTTATCTTCTCTCAAAAAGTCCATAAACTTTGGCTCCATTTCACAGAAGTCGCGCAAAACAAGAAACGCATGCTTGTAGTCATCTTCAGTTACAACTTCAATTCCTTTTGATTCCTGTTGAACAAAGTCGTGAAAAAACACGTCGTCAAAAATTGCGTCTTTTTTTGCCCCTCTAACAAGATTTGCTGGCTTTGCATTGCTTGCCAGCCTTCTGGCAAATTGTGCATCAGTCCAGTTGGTCAGCTTGCGAATCTTCTTTTTGCAGTTCTTCATTCCTGGATGGTGGCATCCTTCATTTGGCCATAAACCAGTTGTTTCATGATGAAGCCATGCGCAAATATTGTTCAGCGGATACAGTTCTGGGTGATTCGCTAAAATCACTCTGCATCTCCTGAACCCGCCTGGTTTTTTCATGATTGGACGCCAGTAGCGAAGTAGGCGCTCCAGGTTTCCTCGACGCGGCCCATATCCACGAAGAATATCGCCGGTGACAATCTCCTGAGGGAGTAGCCCTCCTAGTGGGTCGGCTTTTATTTCGTCTTCGTTAGACATCGTTGTTATCCTCCAATTGGCGCAAAATATTCATTGCGTTCCAGGCGTCGTCGCGCTGTTGCAGCGATTTAAATGAATAAATATCCCTCTCAGACTTTACCATTCCTCCGCAGCAACTAGTTTGAACTTGAACAACATCAGTCTTTGTGTTTAAAAACTCCTGAATGCGGTCAGATTTTTGTTTAAGCGATTTTTGTTTTTTACCCAATTTTGAAACAACATTTAGACCGTCAAGCATTTTTTTATCTATTGGCTTAGTTTTTAAAATAAATGTGTCGTACCATGAACCCTTGGTTGGATTTTGTGGTGAATCCCAAAGAAATCGTAAAAATCTTGACGAGCGGTTCTTTCTGACGCCGATTGCTTTTGCTGCAAAAGAGAAAAAGTACACGAATACGGCACTTCCGTCCGGACGAACAACTGCACCATCTTTGGAATTTTTATTCGCGTCGATTATGTAATAAATACGGTCTTGGCCTATTGAACCAGCCAATACAGCTTTCATAGCATTGCTCCGCTTCTAGTCACAAGGCTAGGACTTTTCTCTTTTCTCATCTCTTCAAGAAGCTTTTTGGCGTTTTCTGCAATCTCGCGCATTATTTTTTCCCTAAGGACTGTCTCTATGTCGTCGGAGCGCTTTGCTGCTGCACTATAGCTCCTGGCATCAAAAAGATTAATTCCTTCTGGGTGAGCTATCCCTACATTATCAAAACCAAGTTTTTTATATTCATCTTGTATTTTTTTTGCAGCTCTATAGTTTCTTAATTTTTGCATGCTTTGCGTATTCATTTTGCTTCCAGAGTTAATTGAGTAAAAATACTCAATCTCTTCTTGTGAGAATCCTGCCGAACGAAGCCGCTCAGCAATCGAGCGATTATTGACTACGTCAGAAATATCTTCTTTACCAGAATTTTCAGATAGTCGGGAGAATGGGTAGTTGATTTTCTCAACTTCATCCTTATCAAAACCGCCAAGAATTTGTGCTTCGAATATATCCCTGTCCACCCCTTGACCCAAGCTGCCAGGAGTTGGGAATTTGCCATCTCTATCTCTTCCACTATTTACGGAAGAGAAATCATCTGACATGCCAGCACCGAGAAGATTTAGCGTTGATACTAGATTTCTGCTTCTCGAACCTGGGCTGCTACCACCGATATAAGCATCAACGATGTCATCACGGTTCATTGAGTTTAATGCAACCGGTCTGTGGCCGGTGCTTAACGAATCACCCTTACCATATGCAACTCTGTTCGATACATTTGGCTTAAGTACAACTTCTATGTCGCCGAATGCGGTAAGTCCATCACCGACAATATCTTCGTCCATGATTTCAAAATTTGCATCCATGTCAATATTGCCTGAATTGTTTTGCAATACTTGATTTTGTTTTGCCTTTTTATATGAATTGTGAACAAGATATCCACTCACTGGCCTCAATTCATTTGGAATATCAGAAGATAGACCGATTGATGATTGATAGTCTTTGGCAAAATTAATTGCGGACATTCCGATTCTCTGCGAGGAAGTGGCGTCAGTATCTCCGTCTGACATTTTCCCTGTTAGGACCTGCCTGCGCGTCCTTGACAGAACCCCACGCGTACGATTGTTATTGCGTTTTTCTGAAACATTCTTCATAAATGCCCCAAACCCATCGGCAAATGAGTTTTGTAGTTTTTTTCTGTTACTCACTGGTTTTCTTGGCCCTGAGTAATCGCCAAGTTTTTCCATCGCGCGCATGGCTGTGTTTTTGTCTATCGCTCCACTTCTTTGGAGCTCCCTGACAGCGACAAGAGCCAGGTCTTGATTTCCAGCAGCAGCAATTTGGTTTGCCACCTTTGCTATATCTTCTGATGTCCCACCGTTTCCAAAGACGCTCATTGCCGCAATCGCCTGGACCATGTCTCCGCGCTCGGATTTTTCTACTCCGGCTTTTGTTAGCGCGCTAACTGCTCTTGCATTTGCATTTCTATCATTTCTAGCTCGGCTCGCGGCACTTGTCATGTCTCTTCCAGAGCTGAACCATGTCCTTCGCGCAGCTGCCCTACCTGTGATTTCATCAGAATCGTCTGGTAGGACTATTCTGCGATTGGAACGCAACGACTGTCTTGTGGTAACTGCTTTTTTGTAGTCCGGACGTGCTGTGTATCCGACGGCACCAACCTTGATGAAGTCACCTCGCTCATAGAGCTCGTCGGCCATGTCTGAAATATTCGTCTTTAGGTCTTCTGCAACTTTCGCAATTTCCGAGTCGCTGATTTCAGCAATATCTCCCTTTTGCCAAGCATTTTCTGCACCAAGTCTTGCTTCCTTGATTCCATATACTTCCTGAAAAGCTCTGCCAAGTGTAAGGCCCTCAACGATGTCGGTTTGCACTTCGTTAACATTTAGTGGAACCTGCAATTCATCACCTAAGCCAAGATTCGCTACGTTTATTCCTGCCCATCTGTGATGTCCATCCAAAATGTATTTATCCATTGTTGCGAGTATCGGCGAACTGAACCACTGCTTATTGATTTCTTCAAGGAAGCGCCGTCTGAATTCATCGGACTTTCTATCAAGACCTTCTTGCTCTAGTTGGTCTGCGATTTCAAGTGCTTTTTTGGTTATTCCATCTGCCATGCCAGACACCTTTGATGCGACAAGCTGCTGCTGCGACGGAGCATACTCGTTTGCGGGGACTGTTTTTTTACGTACGGATGGACCAGTAGACGGGTCTTCTGGTGTAAGTGTTTCATTTAGGAATTGAATAAATTCACCCTCAAGATTCACCTCGGTGTTATTCCAATCCGTGTTCGAGTAGAACCAATTAAGTTCATCCTCTGACATTGGGTTCGATGATGGTTTATTTTTCATTGGATGACGTTTTTTTAGGGATGCGTATCTTTCACTATCCTCAGTAGACAGTCCAGATGCAGGTTCCCATTTCCCATCGGCTTTACCATTTTTTAACATCCGTATGGCAATTGTGTTTGCGCCTTTTGTTCTTCCGTTTGTCTGGGGCATCTTTTCTCTATCTATGCCGATATGGCCAGAACACAGCAGATTTTGCATTGCATCATAAAGCCCACATAGGTCAGCCTGGTAGCTGTCGACATAGTCTTTTTTCATTTTGTTTACAAAATCTTTTGATGAGATATCGATGCTTGGATTATTTGAAAGCACATCAGCTTCGTATGCTTTCTTGAAGTTCAACCATCTTTCGTTATTCTGCTCAATATGGGTCAAGGCGCTTTTCTGCACTGCCTTCTCTAGCTTTGCCTGAGCGCTAGCGGTAAGTGTTAGGTCTGCATCTTTTACAATCACGTGATGGCCGAGTGACATAAGCGCCAACGCTGTCGGTACGTCTTCGGCAATGTATGTATTTTTGTGCTTTGCGCTAATTGCCTTCCTTGTTGAGCGGACCAGTGATTTACCAAAAACCTTTGATATCTCGTCAGTATTCATGTCGTCGACGTTTTTTCCACCAGCAACAACTTTGTCGAAAATGTCTGCCGCTTTTGCGGCTACCTCATCTTCCAGTTTCGCCCTACTTTCTAATTCCTCTACCGAGCTGATACGTCCACTAGACAGACGTCCGCGCCTGTCGTTTGGTGCCATTCTTGAAAGTCGTTCTGTTCTTCTTGAGGTGGATGGAACACCAGGACGAACTCCGCCAGAACGAACAACCCCATTTTCCGACAACGAACTAATATCTTCGTCACGCATTCTCACTCGAACTCGTCTGTCGAAAGAACTGTGCATTTTAAATGCAGCATTTTCAATCAACTGTGCTATCTGTTCATCTGAGTACCTTCGAAGAGCTTCTGCAACATTTGAGTCGAGCATGTCTGATGCAATGTCGTCATACTCTTTTGAACCATTACCATTGAGAATTGAGCGCAGCTCACGCATATCAGACGAAAGCTGCTTTCTCCGCGAAGACCGTCTTTCCTCTCTGGAGAGAGTTGGTCCAAAATGTGTAGACCCAGAAGAAAGTCGTCTTGATGGGGCTTCGCCGAAGGTTGACCCAAAATCTGCAACTGAATCAATTATCTCAGCGCTTGTCTCGTCTATATCTGCAGATTCTCTTTCTGTTGAGTCTGGCCTCGATATGCCGAGTTTGCTTCTTCTTATTATTTCTTTATCGGCAACTTCTCTAATTTTCTTAGAGTTTCCCTGTCGCCATATGGCGTCATCGGTTCCAGAGCTGATTCCGTCAACAAGGGCATCAAGTACATCAACGGTGTCTTTCTGTCTTACAATTTCAGCTCTTATCGTTCCATCTTTGTCGCGACTAATGATTCTCAGTTTCCCTGGAGGTGCGACGAACTTTTGCTCATCATCTTTTTCGGCATTTGGAAAGACTCCGCGATTTCCTTCTGCAACACTAATGATTATTTTCCTCTTTACGCGGCCCGTTTCCTTATCTGTCCCTCGAGGTGATGATGTCGGTTTAGAGCGAGATGTGAGTACACGTCCAGAAATGAAATTATCTACATTTATTTCATCCCCAACCTTTTTCCCCTTTACTTCTACTGCTGGGAAGTCGGATACAACCTCAAATTCAAATGGCGAATCTATCGACGACGAATCAATTGCTTCCATTGTTGGGATGAGTATGTTGCGCACCTGTTCAGACAGCGAACCCTCGTCCTTGCGCCTCGGGTCTACGGCAAGGCCAAGACGGTTGAGACGAGCATTTCTTGCATTCATCGCCCTACCTACAACAGTTTGCTTTTCCGGAGTTAACATCTGCGCTATTTCTGGGGCTACGAAATCATCCATCTCTCGGATTGCAGCAGCTTGTTCTTTGGTTATCTTTCGACGCAGGCGCGCTTTCTCTCGTTTCGCATTGTCTATAGCTTCTTTTTGCGATTTAAATTTCTTTATTTTCTTAGGTTTTGGTTTGAGTAATTCATCTACCTTGCCATTAAACTCCCTACCGGCCCTTGCTGTTGCACGCGAATCACCACTCTCTGCAATTCGTGAAATATATTCAGAACGGAGAATTGAGCGCTCCTCCATTAATTCTTGAACTTCCGGGTCGTCTTCTAGCCTGTCTTTAACCAAGACGTCAATATCAGCGGCACGGCGAATCAGTTGATTTTCTGATTTTGTTTTTGCTGAAGATGTTATGTCATCAATTCTTTTTGCTTTAGCAAATGCTTTTATTTCTTCGTCATCCACCATTCCTGCATCACGTCTTGTTTTTTCGACTACCCTGTCGAATCTCGATGCCTCACCCTTTGCTCCAACTCCGAATTTCTTCCTCCACTCAGAACGCGAATCAGAGTACATTTTCTCGTAGTAGTCAAGTATTTTTTGACCTTCTTCAATTTTCTTGCTGAGGTCAGCCACTTTCTCTATTCGCTCTGTTATTGATTCCTCTGTTGCATCTTCTGGTAGTTCAGAAAGCCCATTGAGCTCATTCGTAAAATTATCAAGTTGTGCGCGTATGTCTCTTCTTTGGGCATCAACCAGTGCAGCTTGTTGGAACATCTCTTCTTCATCGAGTTCCGAATAGAATTTTTTAAATTCTTTAAGTTTTTCCCGTCTTTCCTCTATTGTTCGTTTCTCAATGTCTCCGGACATTTCATCGATTTCTTCATCGGAAAGGCGGTCTGCAGAAGAGCTGGAAGTCGGCCTGAATGTAGTACTTTCCAGTATTGCGCGTTCTTCTGCATCAATATCTGCGCGCTCGGCAGAAAGCCTGCTTCGCTCAACGTCATCCATCCACTCCAATGCTGCGTCTACGTCATCTCCGAAAATAAGTCCCTGTTCGCGTAGTGCATGTAGTTCTGCACCAACCTCAAGACCCCATATTTCGCTGCCTTCTGTATATTCGGTTGGGTACTTGCCAGCAAGAAATGCAGCCACTTCACTGCGCTTTAATGCATCTGACATATTTTTCAGGTCCAAGCCATCATTGGAATCCATCATCAAATCCATAACATCACCGCTTGTTAGATTTGTCAACAAGCCTCCACGCTCTTCATCGAAATCAACAGTGACAATACGGTTGCCGACAAACGTCATCGCACCAGTTCTCTTGTCTTGTTTGTACTGAGGGATTTCAATTTTTCCGCCGTTATCGATAGCTTTGCGAAGAATTTTTTGAATGAATGCCTGGCTTTGAATTCCGTGTGAAAACTCATGAAAAGCAATATGTTTAGTAAATGACCTCGGCCCGTCTATGAGCCCTGCCATATGGCGTGCTGCATATTCGGAATTTATCAAGAAGTCTGCTACTGCGCTCTTCGCCTCTGAGTCACTGACAACCCCAACAGCAGATACGGCAAGTCGTTCATCTGCACGCATGTCTGGCAGCATCGATTCCTGGTTTGTCATGATGCGCTCTAGGTTTACGTGCATTACTCCACGTATTCCACCAGCACCTGGCCTCATGCTTCCGTGAACCGCAGTTCCTGCTTCGTCATTAGTGAAGAAATTGTATTCAATTCGGTCGAAAAATTTAGCGGTTCCTGGTTTTGTTTTGTACAGATGCAAAGCTGTTTCAAAATATGCTCGCTCTGTTTCGTAATATCTCTTAATGTCAGCTTCAATTAAGCGCTCTTGTTCTGGCTTGGTCAGCGCTTTCCAGTTAGCCACCTTCTGCAGGCGGGCTGTTATGTACCTGCGAACCTCGTCTGGTCTCATTCTGGACATATCGCCCATTCCAGAAACATTCGATACGTTTAGGTCCCAACCATCTCTGCCGCCCGTTGCGACGAACAGCTCATTTAGCTTTTCTACTGCCTCGAATACGTCAGCATTTACTGCTCGTGCAGCATCGCTTCTGTCAACACCCAATTCGCTATATAGTTCCGAAACGCTTTCATCGAACTTGATAGCCGCATCCTGGGCATTTATCAGTCCGTTTCTAAAAAGTCGCTGACCTGGCTCAACGTCAACCGTACGCCAATCTGGGGAATCTAGTCTTTCTCCAGTTATCTCGTCGTAATACGGGCTTCTTGCCATTCTGACTGGAGCCCACGGAACATTTGAATCCCACTCATTGTTTTTTATAAAGTTAAGTAGTGTTCTTACTCCGTTTGTAAAACCACCAAGCTCCCCTGATTCCTGCATCTCTTTTGCCTTACGCGCAGCAAAGCGAGAGAATCTGGACGCGCTAAAACCAAAACAGTTGGTTCCGAACATGTCCGTAAATTGGTTTGCAGCAGGGGTTCCCGGAGGGCATCTGAATTTGTTTAGCTCGTCACGGACTACGCCGAATCGAGCAGCAGCTCGCGCAATGAGATTTCCACCAGGAATACGAGAAGAGAGAGGTCTGCCAGGGAGGCGTTTTTTTTCTAGTCCGTTTTCTTTTTCTGTTAGTTCACGTAGTTTGGCTCGTCGCTCATCGAATGACATGCCTGCAGTAATAGAGAATCCATCTATTTCTTCTGCCGATTCCTGGATTACATCATCTGTTTTTGCATTTACTTTAAATTTTGTAAGTTTTATTTGCGGTTTGCGATTAAGCTCAAAAAGCATTTCGTCGAGATTTTTGAAATTCCCAGTTGTCGGCTCAATCCACCCAATGTTTGGCATGGTGTCCATGCCATTTTTGCTTTCGTATGATGGACTAAGTACAAACCTTTTTCCTGGCTCCCACTTCGCTGCAGTTTCCCATCTGTGACCAAATTCGTCGGACTGAACGCCAGGTCTAGTGTCTCCAGTGAATTCACGTTTCTTATTGTCGGTATCTTCGTATGTTTGGCGATTTTCGCCAAGAGCTTTTACTGCGATATCGGCAATAAGTCTTTCCTGTTTGGCTGATTCAATAACTGAAGCCTTGAAAGTAAGAGCCTTTTTATCAACGTCACCAATAGTGCGCGCAGGCGCCAGCATGCGACGCGATACAACTACTCGTTCCTTGTCGGTGAAATCACCCGTCATTGCGGGTTGCCTTTTTGTTAGAGATTGTCGATTTGCTCTTCGAGCAGCTGAAACTCAACCAGTGAGGCGAGGAAGTTTGCATCATTTGGCACCTCATTCTTTTCTGAAGCACCAGCAATCCAGTTTGCTGGAATCAAGCTTTCGAGCTTCAGAGCCCGCGCCCGCTTCATGATGTGCTTCTTCGCTGCTTCTTTATCCTTGGCGCGACCAAATGCCTGAATTGCATTGCGCAAATCAGCTTCGGTAACAATTGGGTATGAACCGTCCGGAAGAGCCATGCCTTCTTTTGCAAGGTCCATTCGTCGTTCTTCGTTGAAAGCACGCTTCAAGGCAAGCTCTGCTGCTTCTGCTTCAATTGCTTCAGCTTCATCTTGCTCGTATCTGTCGTATCCGAGAACCTCTCCATCGAGGGCAACGAAAACATCGTATGACTTTCCGTCGAATCCTTCGATTTCAACTGCGTACGAATCAAATCCTTCGAATACGTCTGGCTCAACAGCCACGACATGTCCATCGAATGATTTTACTGCGATTTCTGCAGCTTCAGTGAAGTCAATCAACTTGTACTCAGACGCCTCTGATTTTTGCTCAAATTCATTTACGTCAAGTTTGTGGAAACCCATAACTTCAGCAGTTGTTCCGTCAATGAATATTTCCTTGACATCTCCACTCTTTGTTTGCACATCAACCACAAACATGTCCGCATCTGCAGAATAGCCAGAGTCGATAACGCGACCATTGAACATCTGTTCAGCAAGTCCTTCAACATGAAGGATTCCTGGCATTCCTTTTTCCGCAATGCATCCACCTGGGCAGTCATCGCATACTGGGGCAGAGCCAGCATAAGCCTTGCGCTCTAGGGAGCAGACGTAACCTGACGCACCAATGTCCGATGGCTTTATGCCCATCGACTTAATACGTGTTTCACGGAGGGCATCCCAGTATTCATTACCGGCATCAAAAGACTTTTCCTCAGTATCTTCTTCTTCGTCTTCGTCCATTTCTTCTTCGTCTTCTGCGCCCTCTTCGGCTTCTTCTTCCATGTCCATGTCTTCTTCTTCCATGTCCATGTCTTCTTCGTCTTCTTCGTCTTCGTCCATTTCGTCTTCTGACATATCCATGTCTTCAGCCTTGAACTTACGGCGTCCCTTTGGACCCATTCCGTACATTTTTTCGGATTCAGAATCCATCTCTTCCTCGTCTGCGTCAGTGTCGAGGTTTTCGTCATCTTCTTCGTCCATGTCGTCCATTTCTGGTTCGACATCTTCTTGCATCTCTGGAACCATGCGCTTTTTGGCCATTGACTCTTCTTCGTCTTCGGCCATTTCCTCGTCATCCATTTCTGCGTACATTTCTTTCATGGATGGTTTCTTCTTTTTCTTCTTGTTGCGAGAAACCATGTCCTCTGACATTTCTGGCATCATGTCTTCTGTCATATCTTCCGACATGACGCTTTTCCCATCCAATCCCGAAACTGGAACCATCTTCATTTCAACTGGTACCGCGCCGCATTTGGCGCAAATTTTTGCGCCCTTGACAAATCCGCACTCGCCAGAAGCAAGTCCTTTCGCGCACTTCAGCACGTCTCCGTCGCTGTCGATACTGACATTCACCTTCTCGTCGTAGCTCATAGAACTCCTGTTTGTGCAGGAAAATGACCGGTCTGGACATTAACCATTAAATTGTGCTCTAAATTATAACGTATCATGTCGCAGCAGCGTGAATTAGCAACATTAACTAATTTCTGCAAATTTATTTACTACTGCAATATTCCTATTCTTTTGTTCCTGATTTGCCGAACATGGTTCGACCTTCTTCTTGAAGTCTCTTACGTGCGTTTTCTAATTGCTCTTTACTGAAAATGTCCTCAATTGTGTGGCTTGTGCCAAATATTTCATTGAAACGATTGACCACATCTTGAAGCTCGTTGGATGAGTATCTTGGCTCATCACCCTTAATCTTGCTGAAAGTCTTGCCGCGTGTTTTTGCTGCATTGTTTAGAAGAACGGAAAGATTGCTCGTACCAAGGATGTATTCCTTATTTCTCTTGGTGTTTCCACCAGAACCCTTCTGGGTGTTTGATATGAACTCAACCATCGCCTCGGCAACATTTGCCTTGCTTGCGCGAAGTTCACCGTCAAGCTTTTGACCATTTTCTGGCCAAACGCTTTCCGCATTCTCAATCATCCCTGTCCGAATCATCTCCTGGATTGCTGCAACTGGCACTCCGTCACTTTCCCATGACTTCCTGTCTTTCGGATTGGTCAAACCGACATCATCCATCCCGAATGACCGCTTCATTCTTTCTCTTAGCTGAGCCATCCATTCGTCTCTGTCAAGACCAAGATTTTCGATGAGATTATCCAACTTGAAATCTCTTCTTGATGTCTTTGCGCCAGCTGGGTTTGTTTCATTGACCGTCGGTGCTGGTGCTTCTGGAACAAAGTCTGGCATTCCCTCGTAAATAAGGTCAGCCTCGGCAGAAGCTTCGCCATCAGCGTCTTCTGGGTTTGGCGTAAATCTTCCAGTTGCCCTAAATTTTGCCACTGGGTCGACTTCTCCAAGAGTGGAGTATTCATCTGAAGAAATGATTTGATTTTCTTCCCTGTCGGCCCAGAACGGATATGCGTCTTTCCCAAATGTTTCAATGATGAATCTGTCGCGCATATTGGCTCTACCGAGATTTTCGGCAAAACGTTGAGCTGACGACATCTTCTCCACGCCCGGCTCGTCTGAAGTTACTGGCGAGAACAATCTCCATCCACCAAATTCAGGTCTATTGCCGAGTTCTGCAACGAGGAATCTGACGGCATTGTGGGATATTCCAGAATCATCATCAGAAATCCTCTTTGCATCCTCTGGCGATAAATTTAGCAATCTTGAAAGGTCGGTGTTGGAAATTGGTTCCGACTTGGTCCACTTTACATCAGCAATTGTGTTGTCTGGATTTCTGACAACATCAAACTCTGTTGGAATTCTGATTGATTCCTTCAGGCTCTTTACTGGAAGCATCCATGTATCTGCATCTGGATTCGAAAGATTTTCATTCCCAGATACGCGACCGATAGTTACTTGTGGTCGACGCTTCATTGCGGCGGCAGCCTTATCCAGGCCCTCATTTATCTGTCGTCTGCGCTCTTTTACTGTTCCGGACTTACTTGACGTATCTAGCGTTATTCCGCGTTTTCTAAAACCATCCCAGAATCTTCTGGCAAACGCGAATGACTCTCCAGTCTTTGAGCCTCTAATTGCAGCAAGATTTGTAGCATTGATATTGTCCGCATAAGTGGACCCGCTACTCATTCTTCGTGCTTTTCTGTCAGCGCGATTTGAACTGTTTACTGAACGTGGCCCACCAACTGCTGCTGTCCGTTCTGGCGCTTGGACTACTGGCGTTTCTGGTGCTGATGTTTCTGTAGTGGCCTGTCGCTCAACATCTCCGCCACGAAGTCTTGCTCGTCTTGCCGACCTGTTGGTCCCAGTTCCTGGAACTGCTGTTTCAGGTACGCTATTTACGCGACCGCTTGAAAGTATCTCTCTTGCGCCATCAGGGAATACTTGCTCACCATCTCCAAATGGGTTCCAAAATCCAGAAGGAGCCTGCTGCTCCTCGGTTAGGAACTTTTCAATATATTCAAAACCCTTTGGATTTTTCTTTGGGTCGATAATCCATGACGTTGCCTCAGACAACTGAATGCGCTTTTTTGCGCGAGTCATCATGACGTAAATAAGGTTTTCCATTTCACGACTTATGTCATTCCCTGGAAGTATCGAACCATCGTCTTCAAACTTTGGCTGGAAGAAATCGTCTCCGGCAACCACGTTGTCGAATTCCAAACCTTTGGCTGCGTGTGTTGTTAAGAACGATGCATCAACTTCTGGCTCGTTTGCTGAGTCAGTTATCATTCTTCCAACAAGGCTGAGGAGCAATCCAGTCTCTTCTGGATTATCTCCCTTTATTCTTACAGCGTCATATGCTGGTGCATTCGATGAGCCAGCCTTACGTGGTACGTACTGCTTTTCTATTGTGACTTTTCCTTCCAGATTGAGGTCTTTAATCATTTTCTCAATCCGGCGTCGCATCATAGGCTTTTCGCCGTTCTTGTCACCTGTGTACTGAATTTTTCCTGCTGCGTCCCTGAACTGGTAGACATCAATTATTCCTTCACCGGAAATAATTACTCCATTCTCCCATTTCCCATCTGCACCAAGACTTTCGGTATCCAGTTTCCAGAAAACTTCTCTGCTTGGTGTCTGGCCGGTTGGGTTCGGGATGATGTTAAATCGCTTATCACGATTCATCTTGTACGCACCCTTAGCTCCACCGCCGCCTTTACCTGCTTTTTGTTTTCCGAGAGCAATTAGTTCCTCACCAGAAACCGTCGAAGAACTTCCATCTATATTCTTGAATGGGTCAACATCGAGTGGTTCTTCTATTTCTCGTATTCTTGCTCTAGTTAAGACCTCGCCAGTTTGTGGGTCCCTTCGACCTAGCAATCTGTTTAGCCAGTCAAGTGGGGAAAGTTGATTTCCTTCTGCGTCTCGAACCTGCAAAAGCTTGAGCATTGAACCCAGTTGACCATAGGATGATTTTTGACCTGCGCGTTTTCTGATTTCCTCCATTGTCCACGCATTGCCAATAATCTTTGATTCGCGTGGTCGTGTCCCAACAGGACGGAGGACAAACTGATAGTGGCGTAGGAATTCAACCATGTCTCTGTATTTTTCGGCAGGCAATCCAACGATTTTGTCTGGATGCGCTCCGATGAATTCCAAGGCAGCTGTAAGGGTGTTTTTGTTTGAATAAGAAATATATGCCCACGTACCATCTGCGCTTGTTGGTATCTGACGGTAGAGGATTCCTTCCGATTCTGGAACGATGTAACCACGAGCCTTGTCCAGTAGCTCATTTCTCTCTTTTTCTGGCATATCTGCCAGTGACTGTCCGTCTGGACCAGAAATTCCGTATTTCTTTTGTATTGAATCAAGTTTCTTACGCAAATCATTTCCGGTGAGTGTTCCAAGATTGAAGTCATGAGAAACCACATCCTGAAGTCGGCCAAACAACTTGTAGTCCGCAGAAACCTCATCAATCCCACCCTGCCTGTCGGTCATGTTTCCACGACCAAGCATCAAGTTTCCAAGGAACGCAACTGTCTTTCCGTATCTGAATGAGTCAGTCAACGTTAAGTTGAAATCTGGATTGAGTCGAGCGAATGAGTCAGATGAACCACGGAATCCATAAATTGATTGCCGTGGGTCACCGACCATGACTATTGCAAGATTATTATTCGCAATATTGTCTTCAATCACCTTTTGGAGAACTGGGTTTACGTCCTGAGCTTCGTCAAAGAAGAAAGTCGAAATGGGCTTATCTTCCGTTGCATATCGGCGACGCAATCCGGCGCGTGCTCCACCACCTGTGTAGACATAATCCACACCATCAACTTGGACTATTGAGCCTGGGTCAAGTTTTTTGTCCTGTGCTCTTGCATCTTTCACTTTTCTTGTGCCGTGACCAACCATTCCAGCGTCTGTACGCAGATTTGGTTTTTGCATAGCCCAAATCTTTACTTGCTGGTCGTAATTGGGCAGTACATTGCTCTTCGGGTCGAGCGTGTCAGACCACATTTTGAGTGCTAGGTCAACCCACTCTTGTGGTATCTGGTCGAATGCTGTTTCGGCAGGGTCGATTGGGTCGCCAGACTCGGCAAGTTGCTTATTTCTTTCAATTTCGTGTGGACGAAGCTTGAAATGTTTTTCACTAAGCACATCATCATCACTCTGTGAATAACGAGTAAGGGCGTTGATGAGAACAAGACCATAATCGTCAGCAGTCAGCTCCACCCCTTCGTGGGTGAGTCCGTCTGGGTATTTCGTGCCGAAATCGTAGTGTCTCGCTACGTCGCGACCACCGCTTGTTGTTTCAAACGAAACGTATCCCAAAGTTCTGAATCCAGCTTTTTTCAATCCTGTTGTATCGACAGTTTTTCCACCATATCCCTCTGCAGACGTTTGTCTTGTTGATTTAGGGTTTGCTGATGAGTAGTACTCGTTGCCGGCGCCAATGCCTATCTTTTTTAGTTTCTCTTTGAACTCTGGAGAAATTCCTGGCCTGTCTTCGAGCAATAGGGACCAGTATGCCAATTGGTTAATCGAAGAGCTTCCTGTGTTGTCAGGCATTCTACGTGCTGCTTCTGAAGCATTTTTCTTATTGAATGTTATGTAATAAAACTGTGACTCCGGAGATTCCTTGGCCATACGAATAACAGATTGTTCAAGTGTGGTGGTTTTACCTGCTCCGGCTCCTGCGCGAACAGCAACCAATCCACCTTCACCAGTTTTTGTGAAGTGTGCAACTGTGTCCATAACGTCTTTTTGTTCATCAGTCGGCTCAAACTTCATTCCAAACATTTCCATGAACGAACCCTCAGTTCGCTCAATCTTGCGCTTAGGGTCCTTGGCGCCAACAATTGGTCCGCGGCCAGAAGAAAGACGCTTGTTAATTTGGTTATACGTGTTGCCTTCTTCGTCCTTGATAACGAATCCGGTTATGCCGCTTGAAAGACGATTATTCTCGTAGTCCTCAAGGATAGTTTTTACTGCAGATGGACCTTGTCCACGAACACGCACGCGTTGACGTACTTTGTTTTCTGGTGTTGGTGTGCCGACAACTGGCTTTTTCTTTGGAATTGGGATAGTGATTCGACCAACGATTGGCGCTTCAATTGTGTAGTCTTCTTTACCCTTGCGTTCGCTGTCTGGAACACCAGCGCGCTTGCGCAGCGTTGCTGACTTATTCATAATGTAGTCAACAGCCTGCTGTCCGCCTTCAATTGCACGACGGATTGAGCTTGGGTCGTCCTGCAGTGCTTTGCGCCAGAACGCTAGGTACTGAATATGGTCCTCGCGTATTTGAGGCTCTACACCGAGGAATCCCATCGCAAATGAAGCACCGATTTCTGCGATGAGTTCTTCAAATGCGTATTTCTTTCTCTGTTCTGGGGTGCCCTTCATTCTGCCGCTTAGGTCTCTCTTTAGTCGCGATGGATGGGCTGTCCAGTGAATAATTTCATGCAGAACTGTTCCATAGAAAGCAATTGGTTCAATAAAGTTCTCAAATGGAGGAACATTTATCGTGTCATCGTTTGGGTCGTAGAATGCACTGACTCCCTGTTCCCTGTATCTAGGACCAATTTCTTTGATTACATTTTCAATGTCTTCAAGTCGTTGTGCCGCATCAAGTTTTTCTGTTTCTTTGACTTCGTAGACCCATGCTGGCAGTCCGTCCATTTGGTCGGCGTTGAATACTGTTTCAATTTTGAAACCCTTTTCACCAGTACGAATTCCGTCATCATTTTTTATGTCAAACGGAACGAGGATATTGACACCAATTTCTCCTGGTTTTGGTTTTGCTTTCTTATTCAACTCACGCCACTGCGAACGTCCAGCCCAACGATTTGTTTTGTATTTGCGCTTTGATGCGACCTGGGAAAGAATCAATTGATTCATGCCTTGATAAATACGATTTCTTCTTGTTGGATTTCGACCGTACAACTCTGGCGAGCGCCAAGGCACTTGCCACTGGCCAGCTTTGCTTGGGTCCTTTAATATCTCATCAAGCGCAGCAATAATTGCTTCACCCATTTGCTGGTACATGTCTTTAATACGAGCTGCATCTGCTTCTTGATTTTCATCTTTTCCAGATGACAGTGTCTGGCCATCCCTGTATTCCCAGAGTGGTCCTAAGTAGTCTTGCTTTTCACGACGAGTGCGCTTGTTTTCTGGCTTTTTTAGGAAATTCTCAAATCCACTAGAAAGTCTTGGCGCGCTCTCGGCAGCACGCGATGCACTGCCTCTTCGAATCTCGGACATGTATCTTTGTTCTGCCTGGCGCACCTCCGTTCTTGTTACACCAAGTTTTTTGGCCATATCCTCAATGGATACGCCATTCATGCGCTCTTCGTAAATATCCTGGTCTGTATAGTCTTCTGGGTTCTTTTCTGGTGGAGCGATTTTCCCTCGTTTTGGACGTGGCATTTCTTCGCCGAGGAAATCTCTAATAATTCTGTCGTATGTATCAGTTCCGCTCTCATCGAATGGAAGGTTGTCGTCGCCGTAGGGATTATCTGGGTCGAAATCGTCATCGAGCGCAGGAAGTCTTCCGGATGAGAGTTTTCTATCTGGCTTGTTTGGGCTTGCACCGTCGAACCCATATGAGTTCATCCAGCGAGCAAGAGTCTCTTTATCGTTTGGGTCCCATGTTCCAGTTGACGGGCGACGCTCATAGACTTCGCTGCGTAGCGCACTATCAAGTCCTTTAAGAAACTGGCTCTCGCCGTCTTCGCCAACATAATTTTTATTCTTGTCCTTTTTGTCTTTTCCGGCAAAATACTTATTTGTTGCATCGAGGTATGTGCCTAGTGTGCGAACAAAATCGTAATACCACTCTTGATACGCCTGTCCGCTCTTTGCTTTTTCGTTGAATTTTGCTGGGCGCTTCTTGTCGTCGCCTTGCCATGCTCTTCTTGCTTGGTTGTACCCAAGCTCGCGCCCTCTTAAGAACTCTGCGGAACGTGTATTGTCTGTTTGGTAGCGAGGCACTTCCTCCCAGCCGAAGCCCTTATCAACCCATTCCTGTGCAGTCTTGTCAAATGCTTCTCGTCTTGCCTGTTCATCTGGTGCGACACCAAACTTACTCTCGGTTTCTTTTCCAAGACCGTGACGTGAAGTATTAAATCGTGAGCGTTTCTCAGCTCCAGAAGAGAAGGGTTTTGACGGTGTTGCCGGTTTTGCATCTTGCACGCCGACGAAGCGGGGTCGTGTTGTTCCTTCATCTACCCAGCCATCGTTGTCGGGGTCGAAGTCGCTCCCCGTTGGTCGTCGATTTCCTGGTGTTCCGCCGGTTGGCATGTCAATGTCGCCACGGCGATTTCTTCTGTCTCGACGGCCACCGATTGATGGTCTATCAATGAGTCTGCTGCCAACGTAGCTTCCTAGTCTTCGGCCAATCGCTTTTGACTCAAACTCAGAGCTATCTAGAAATTTTTTTTTTATGTTTTCCAGAGCGTTATCGACTGCTTCAATAAAATCTAAACTAACCCCGGATTTGAGAACGATTCCATCAATATCCACTTCTGCATCAACCATGTAGTAATCGAGAATTGGGTCAATTTCTTGCTTGACACGGAACGCGTCATTTGGGTGAAGCGGAATGCAGTATTGCTCATCGAATGAGTTGTCATCTTTGCCAAATTCAGAAAGTGATTTAAATTTGCTACGCTTCTTTTTTCTCTTACCTACCGCTCCGCGAAGCATGGCCATGACAAACTCGCCAGGGTACTTAACTTCTAGGTCTTCAATAGCTTCATCGAAATTTGCGTCTTCTTCAATTTCGTATTCCTTTTTAGCAATTCCATCGACATTGACAACGCCTTTTGGAATTACTGCAAAACGACATTTGCCTTCTGGTTCGATGTCCATATCAACAATCTTGCATGACCCATCATTTTGGAAGAACACGCAATTTGCACACTTGACCCCGATTGATGCGATGGGATTTTCTGAAGCCGGTTTATATCCAGCCCACACACCATCTTTGTCTTCGTTGAACTTGCCGTGGCGTTTTACAATTTTTAGCAAAGCGTCACGCAGGTCCGCTTCCTCTTTATCGAGGTTGTTCTTATCTATTGGCTTGTTATTGCCCTCTTCGTACTGAACTGCAGGGAGCGGAACAACAACAACACCCTCCATGCCTGGCTTGACAGCTATTGGCATTGATGGCATCTGCTGTGGGCGGACCATTCTTCTTGGCTCATTTGGCGGAACCATCATTGGTGCTGTTTGTGGTGCGGACGGTCTCTGCATCACTATTTCTTCTGGCGGGCCGAACATCATTCGACCACCCGTTCGACTCCAGCCACACTTGAATCTCTTAACTGAACCGTCAGCCACACGACGAGCAAATGTCAGATTTTCGTCGTCCATTTCCATGAGCGATATTTTTGCGCCAAGCATTCCTGAGAGTTGCTTTTCAATTTCCAACTTGTTCGGCTTTTCATCATCCATCATCATTACGGAGCTATCTTCGCCGTATGGGTCATCTGTCTTCACGGAAATTGTGCCAGTCAGTTGATTGGCTCCATGAAGAACTGGAGACACTTCATAAAGCTCCAACTCGTAGATTACGTTTGCCTGAGACTTCTGGTCATACTGTGCGCGCAGGGTTTTATATCCAATCGACCATTCTTGTTCTTCTCCAAAGAAAGCAACCATCGTGAAAGCTTCGCGGCCCTTTTCTGACTGAAGATTGAATTGAACTTTTGCAAATAATCCGCCGATTCCGGCAATCTTCATTTTTAGTGGTAGGCGTGGGTCAGACGGTGGCACCTCGTAAATTTCGAGTACTTTGCCGATTGGGTCATTCCAGTTATGGCCCCACACAACACGCGGCTTGCGGCGCTGAAGACTCTTCGTAAAAGCACCACTTGCGCAAATATCACCAACAGAGTCTTTATTGCCGATTCCAGCTACAAAGCACTCAACAATTCCTTGCATCTCATCGAGATTGACGGAGCCGGCTTTCTGTGAAGCGGAGCCAAGGGATGTCGACTTGTATTCAAAGTGGTCAGTGGTCATTTAATTCGCTTTCACTAAGACTCAATAGATAATAAACGACCAGATAAATCTGCAGTGCAAGTATTGAGAATTGCTTTTCTTTTACAGAAACTATTTAGTGAAATAGTTAGAACTGAGCGAAGTTCCAGGCTCGGCGTGTCTCTTCTTCAGCAATTTCGACATGTTCTTTTGCAAGAAGATTTGCATACATTTCAATTAGCTCTTGTCTGAAGGATGAAAATCTTCGCTCTTCGTCAGAATAAACAAACGATTTAAGCATTATTTCATTGATGTTAAAGGCTGTCTGCTCATTTATTTTTTTGATATTTGCAACGTGTGAATCAACAGCTCTCAAGAAATCTAGAGGCGGTATAGCTCTTGGCGACAAACCCTTTACATGCATTCTTTCGCGTTTTGATTCATGCGAGTCATTGATAATCGCGGAAACAACTGGCTTTAGGTCATCTTCAAATTGCTTATTCCATGAGTCAATCGAGAGTATTGAATCGATGTCAAGCGTTCCAGCCATGAGCCCTTTTCTTGCCTTGCTTCCACCAGACTTTTCCAGTACAACTCGTTGCTGTCTTTCCAGAATTCTCTCAATTCCTCGTGAAAGTATTTCCGACCAACGCTCAATTGAAGTTTCTGTTCTGTCTTCGACAGCTGGCTCAGCTGATTTGTACTGCATCTCGCCGCTTTCTGCGGTGAGCGCTCCAGGTGGAGTTGGTGCAGCTCCAGTTTGTAATGCGGCTGCTTCTGGCGGGAGTGTACTTTGAGCAAGCTCGCCTGTTTGTGTAACCTCGGCCATTGCACCCTGCATCGTGTTCGGGTCAAGGGGGATGTTTTCCATCGGTGGGGCCTGACCTGGCATTGGCGGCATTCCAGGAATTGGTGGCATACCGGGGGCTCCAGGCATACCTGGGGCTGCACCAGGGACCATTGCAGCGTTCTCGTCCATCTTCTTCTTTGTATTCGCAATCGGAATTAAGTTTGGATTAGCGAGGAGTGAGTCAGCAAGGTCGGACTCAACTTCTTTTCTTGAGGAACCAATTCGGTATTCGTTTCCGCTTATCAATCCAGCCTGAAACTCTGTAAGCAAATATCTATCGCGCTCTTGCTTGTACAACTGAAGAATTGGAACTTCGCTCGTATCGAAGTCGACATAGTTTTTATCGTCCAACTCATCAAGTGCTCGCGCAATCGGTTCTAGGTGCGGCAACATTGTTTCCATCCAGAAGACACGTATTTCTTCCGCAGCATTGCTGAATGTTCTTCCAGCTGCGTTTCCTATTACTGATTCCGGCACACCGAATGCAGCAAGAATTTCTTCTTTCGTAACTTGGCGCATCTGGATATACGCGGCATCGCGCGGGCTCGCTGATGTGTCAACAAAATCAACGCCATCGTCTGCTGCGATTACTGTTGTATGTCCAGTCTTGGATAGGTTACCACGGAACCTGCTCTTTAATTCTTCTTTATCGTCTTCATCTATTTCTCCACGGACTACAAGCAAGCCGCCAGGACGGCCGTCATTAAGGAGATAGTTTCTGTTGTAGAGCTTCGCAAGATTTTCAATTTCAATAGCTACACCAGCAGCCTCGAGCGGAGTAAGTGACAGATATGGGTCAAGTGGGTGTGGACGGCGAATCCAGCAAACATCTTCTGGCTTAAGTATTACCTTTTCTCCGTAGGGCATGGCAACTTCATAGCCGGAAACAAATGTTTTCGGATGAGGGATTGGCGCCGTTGCCTGTGGTGGTAGAAGATTAAGGGCGATTATTCCGCCGTCTCTTCCGCGTATTTTCTCAATAAATGCTCCGCGCGTACCAAGAAGAAGCTGTGCAGAAAGCCTATATCTAAAGATAAAACTATTTTCTCCAACGTTGGCTCTTGTGTTTAGTAGCTCGAGCAACGTGGAGCGATTTGCTTCTTTACCAACTATTATCTCGCCCTTGTTGGAATTATCTTTTCGAAGAATCACTGGCAGTCGTGCCTGATTACCGGCAATTGCATCAATACACCTGTTTACCCAGGTGATTTTGGACATGCCCTCGCGATATGCGCGTTCAATGTCCCATGAATCTCGATATGGTTTATGTACAAGACCTGGGTTTGCCGAAATTGGTGCACCAAAGGCAATCTGCTTTGAGTCAGACGACTTGAGTGATTTATCTTTTGGAGAGTTCCAGCCCATATTTTATTTACTCAAGCCCTAATAGAAATCCGAATATTCCACAACCGATACCAGCAACAATCAAACCGACGGGCATGGCAATGAGACCAGCACCAATACTTGTTAATAGTATAAACGAAACCATGAATAAATTAGCGAAAGTACGCCTGTTGTACACTGTCTTTGCCCTGGAACTGACTTTATTAACTACTTCTTTTAATTTGGGCATATAAGATACAGTAGCGCATAATTTACGATTGTCCGTGGACAAGAAGACGCCGAGATATTTACATGACACAAAAACCGAATTGGGCTGAAGTTCTCGAATATCTGCAACCCAAGATGCCTCCCTTCTGCCCAGAAGAGCCATCAATAAACCAAAAAGTTTTTTTAAGAACTAATTCAATAGAAGCCCTATTTGGTGGTGCAGCAGGTGGTGGAAAGTCAAGCGCTTTGCTAATGGCTGCGCTCCAGTATGTAGATGTGCCTGGGTATTCGGCCATTCTTTTCCGTAGAACTTTCGCTGACCTTTCGCTTCCCGGAGCCCTGATGGACCGCTTTAAGTCCTGGATGTCCAACTACGATGATGTGCATTGGAATGCAAATAGCTTCATCGCCACTTTCCCATCTGGCGCCCGCATTTCATTCGGGTATCTAAATAATGCCAATGACTATTTACGCTATAAAGGCTCGGAATTTCAGTTCATTGGAATGGACGAAGTAACCGAAATCCGTGAATCTGATTATCGCTACCTATTCTCCCGTTTGCGTCGCCCTGCGAGCGGACCAATTTCTCAAGTGCCATTAAGAATGCGTTCAGCATCAAACCCTGCTCCCAACTGGGTTAGACAGAGATTCATTGTTGAGGGTCGTCAGGAAAACCGCATTTTCGTTCCATCCAAGTTGACCGACAACCCAGGAATTGACGCTGAATCGTACCGACAGGCCCTTGCTGCACTTGACCCCGTGGAAAGACGTCGCCTAGAAATGGGCGACTGGTGGTCGACAACGCTCGGAACTCTTTTTGAAAGAACTTCATTTATTATTATCGACCCAGAAGAAATCCCTGAAATCAAAAGTTCTGCCCGTGTTGTTAGATTTTGGGACCTTGCTGCCACCGAACCATCCCAGAGCAACCCGAATCCAGACTATACGGTCGGAACGTTGATGATGTTTGACGGCGGTGTTGCCTACATTCTGGATGTAAAACGAGCACGAGTAAAAGGTGAAAAAGTAGAGCAGCTGATTGCCCAGACAGCTCAGGAAGATGGTCTGGGAGTATCAATACGAATGGAACAAGAACCAGGTTCGTCGGGTAAAGCACTTGCCGACCAATATGCCAGGTATGTGGTTCCTGGGTACGATTTTGGGGCAATACGTTCTACTGGAGACAAAGAAACTCGCGCACGGCCATTCGCCGCCGCTGCAGCCAACGGAAATGTACGTATTATTCGTGCACCTTGGCTGACTGCATGGATGGATGAATTTTCATCTTTCCCCGAAGCCTGCGACCACGACGACCAGGTCGACTCGGCTGTCGGAGCATTTACGTTTTTAACTGGCCTGGGGTTGCCACAGAGAAAGCGTGTCTCTATACTGATTTAGTAATTACTTAAACTACTACTGAATTAAAGGGGCAATAAAATGAATGCTGTAGAAAAGATAGAGCAGATTCGCGCACTGATTACCGAACTGGATTCAGAACTTCAGTCCATTGCTGACTCTGATGTTGAGATTCCAATTGCTTGTGGAATTTTGGCAGACATCAATTTCCTTAAGCGAGACCTAACTTTTGTTTATGACGGGTACGCACACCTTGTTGGCAAAATCATGGGGTCAACTGAATCAATCAAATTGGACAACGGCGCAGAAATCGAGAAGAAATCTTCATACGACAGAAAGTCGTGGGACCACAAGGCGCTTGCTTCTGCGGTTTCGGACAAGTTGGTGAAGATGTCCATTGACATGGATACCGGCGAAGTACTGAAGTCACCACGAGAAATAGCCATGGATATGGTTACGTATTGTGCTCCGTCATATTGGCGAGTGAAGGAGTTGAACAAGATTGGAATCAATCCAGACAATTATTGCGAAGTTGGCGAACTGAAGACTAGCATTATTGTCCGTAAGCCAAAAGATTCCGAATAAATACACCACCAACAAGGGATACAAAACATCATGGAACAAAATCAAGTAAAAGACGCTTCATCAATCATGAAGGAACTGTATGCGCAGTTCCCACAAGAATCAGAACGCACAATCGTCAAGAGCGGCGTATCACTTGTTTACTTGCCAATCAGCGAAGTAATCAATCGACTAAACAAGGTTCTCGGCGTGGAGGGCTGGTCATTTGAAATTATTTCAGTTCGTCGCGACGAAATTGACCAAGACGAATTGGTAGCGCACGTTGCGCTTACTGCAGAGATTGGCGACAAGCGAGTGGTCAAACATGGATTTGGTGGCTCAAACGTAAAGCGCGCTAAGAGCAATCAAAAGCCAGTTGACCTTGGAAATGACTTTAAGGGCGCGGTTTCTGATGCGTTAAAGAAGGCTGCCCAACAATTGGGAGTCGGTCTCTATCTTGCTCGCTCGGTTGACGCTATGGACGCCGAAGACGCAATTCTTCTTGATGCATCAGATGATGGTTTTGCGCGTATTCCAGAACAGGTTCCAACACCTGCGCTTTCTGAGCTTGAGGAAAAATGGAATACTTTCATCGACATCACCAAGGGGCTGAAGAAAGAACAGAAGGAAGAGTTGAACTCGTTCTGGTCAACCCACTCTGGTGGCCGACCAAAGCCGACGAAGTCAAGTGCCACAATCGATGACTTGCAAGCACTCATCACAGAGGCATTGCGAATTCAGTTTGGTGGGCAGTATGTCACTAATTCCTGATGGTGGATTTGTCGCTCCAGAGTTTCTATCCCCATCATCACTGGGAACGTTTAGGCAGTGTCCGCAAAAATTTAAGTACAGCAAAATAGATGGTCTCCATGACCCAAGTGGCCAAGAAGCAATTCTTGGAAATTTCGTTCACGACGTACTTGAAGATTTGTACAAACTTCCGCCAGAACTTAGAACTCTTGAGCAGGCAAAAGACCTTGCTCGCAACCAATGGGCGAATAAGTGGTCGGCAGAAGCTTCATCGGTAATTCACTCAGAGAAAGAACTCAACAGATTTCGTTGGGCTGCTTGGTGGTGTATTGAGAATCTTTGGCTAATTGAGGACCCGACTACCGTTGCTCCTTTTAGTATGGAGTCTTACGTTCGCGGAGATATAGGCGGAGTAAAAATTCATGGATTCATCGACAGGCTAAGCGTTAATGGAAATAGCGCAAAAGTTAGCGACTACAAAACAGGGAAGACTCCAAAGAAAAATTATCTATCCGACAAATTTTTTCAGTTGATTGTCTACACTCAACTTTTGTCTAGCCTAGACATAGATGTTGACCAAAAGTCCGTTGAACTCCTCTATTTAAAAGACGGAGTGAAGTTTGAAAAAGATGTTTCACTGGATGACATTAAATCAACCGTTGAGTCAATTCAATCGACAAAACAGGAAATTGACAAATGTTGTAAGACCGGTGAATTTGTTGCCAATAAATCGATTCTTTGCAATTGGTGTGGCTTCAAGGGAATCTGCCCTGCGTGGAATAATTAAAAATCAAGGAGAAGATAATGCAAGTTTTAAACGATGATTCATTTGCAAGAATGGTCGCGGAAGAGGTGAAGAATAAGCTCTCCCCAACGCATAAGCAGGTTCTTCTAGAAAAAGAAAACTGGGGAAGATGGAAAGATGCCCTTTTAGCATTGTCTGACAACCTCCAGAATCAAATCGACAATATCGAATCAGATGCCGAATCAGACAATCTTCGTTATTCCTCGCTTGGGCCAGCTGGCTCCAAGTTAAGTCGAGAAGCAATATCTTATTACGACACGAAAGCAACTCGCGTTAAGCGGTTTAAGTTTCATGTAGACAAGCGTCTTGACGAAGTCATGAACATGATTGAAACCGGCGCAGAAATACAGACCGATGGATGGGACCAGGTTGAATTTCTTCGGAGGGCAATCGTCACTCATCGCACCCTTATGCGTTCATTTGACCTTGAAGATACCGCCATCGATAGGGCTCTGTGGTCTACACTTGACAATAAGTGGCTATTCGATTCCGTCACTAGCGATAATTTGTAATAAAGCCACACTTAATGTGCCCAGCAGGGAGATTCACGCTCTAAACATGTAATAGGAGATTCGTATGCTTCGTCGTAAAAAGCCATTGAAGCGCACGCCGATAAAGCGTTCAGCAACAAAAGCAAAGCCGCGAAAAGCAATTCGCAAACGAAGCAAAAAAATGTCTGATACATATGTGGAGCGCCGAAAGCTTGTTGAGAAGGTTCTTCAAGAAAGACCGCTGTGTGAAGCATGCAAAATATTTGCTACACACGACGGAAAAATAACTTTCAATCACCATCTAAGCAGAGACCTGCATGAAGTTATTCGTCGCTCACAGGGCGGTTCGATTCTGGACGAAGAAAATATCCTGGCTGTATGCAGGCCTTGTCACGCAAGAATTAACGCCAACCCGCAGCTTGCATTCGACCTTGGTTTAGCCAAGCATGGATGGGAACGCTAGTTTTCTACAGAACCAATTCTTGGGGCAACCCTTTTGCTTCCTGCCCAGGCATCTCTGAGGGATTCCCCATCATTCGTAGTCACATCTCCGCCATTAAGAAATTGTCCGTAACCTCCAGAAACAATAACCAAATCAGCAACACCGAATAGGGCCAGCGTTATTCTCTTGCGACGCCATTTTTCTTCTACGAATATTTGTTGTATTTTTGAATCTTGCTTAAACCATTGCAAAAACCCAACACGCTGAGAGCGTCCGAGAAATTTTTTGTTTATTAAGTCACTTTCCATAACTATTGTTCCGGATGGGAAATCATCTCCGAATAATGCATAGATAAACATCATTGGTATTGCTGGACCGTTCGGATGTGGACGCGGCGCATCTTTCACTACATACCAAAGAGGAGGGGTAATCCCGATAATGTCTTCGTCTTTCCAGTTTATGAAAAGATTATTTTCTGAGTCTAGAGACCCATACCAAACCGATTCAGCGCTAGTAGGTTTATCTTTAGAAACAACAGTGGAAGGACGCTCAAACTCCTCCGTCGAGAAAGCATGAACTTCCGCCCATCTGTTGTTTAATTTGCCTGATTCCCAAAACCAAAGTTGCTTAAAAGGCATTAGGCTAGGTTAGTCGTTCCACCAATCAACCCATGGCTTTTGTGTAGCAGAAACAGCATCTTCACCAGACATACCAGTGTATGCAATCGAGATGATGACCTTTGCGTCATTCTCGTAGTCGTCCCAGTTGCCATCGACGTTGTAGACGAACATCTGGAGGAATTCGTCGGTATTCATAACCGCAGCATCTGCGAGGTACGTCCGTTCATTCCACTCTTCTTCGCTCCAATTGGAGTTTGTAGCGCGTGATTTTTCAATAGGTGATGCAGCAGTACTTCTAAGGCTCATTGCATTTCCTCCGAAACCGCCACCCTCTGTGCAGAATGCACCAATTCTTCCAGCGGCATCGTCTGGATTGCCAAGCCACATTGTTGGCTTAAGTTCTTCGTTTATGCTCTGGCTGTAGCCAAGGTCTTCAAATGCGTACAATATGTCGTTTGGGTTGTCGTAAATGCTGTGTTGAGTCTTGGAATTCTTTGCTTTATAAGCCGCAAGAGCCAAAACTCTGTCAGTTGTCTCAATGTCCAAAGTTGTCTCATCACCCTGCCAGAAACCAGCCGTGTTGCCGTAAATCGCTTGTGTGGTGAACCAGATTGATACAATCTTGACTCTGAATGGGAATGACACATTCAAAAAAGATGGGTCGCTGATTTTTACGGTCCAATCGTAGTTAACTATGGATGGTGCGATAATTCCGGACATGTTTTCTCCTTCGAGTAGTTAAACAGCTTACTACAGATATTCTTTTTTAAAAGTTTATTATTAACACTTTCAGTATTTATTACGGGTGTAATGTAGTAATCCTTAGGACCGTTATAGGTGCGAGGGCCGGGTGCACAGGGCAACGTGCGGCACCCGGTTCTTGCATGTTCAAAATTAAACAAATTAATTTTTAATTGGTTTACTAATCAGTATTTATTTTTAGTGTTACGATTTTTTCATCTAGCCAACATCTACTCTTAGCGAGAGAAAGGCAGGTGGTCAAAGGTCTAGTAGCGCGAGCTACGGCAAAACTACGCCAGACGTAAAACCACCAGCGCCAGTAGCACCCGCCGGACAGGCTAGAAGTTCGGCGGGTCTTTGCTTTTTAGGTTAATGTCTACTAAGTGAATATTCTTTCGCTCGACTTATCCCTAACGTCCACTGGTTATTGCCACAATGGCGAAACCGGAGTTATATCTGTCGACAAAACTGGACCGCATCGTTTGTGGTTGATAAAACGCAAAGTTGAAGACCTAATCATTGAATTCTCGATTGACGTTGTTGCCATGGAGGGGTATTCGTTTGCTTCCAGGAATTCTCAGGCACATTCAATTGGTGAACTTGGTGGTGTGATTCGTCTCTTGCTTTGGGAATTGGGCAGGCCAGTAGTCGTGATTCCCCCAACATGTAGAGCAAAATTTGCAACAGGAAAAGGCAATGCTTCTAAAAATGAAGTAATTTCTTCCATATCTGCAAAAACAGGACTAGTGTGGTCAAACCCTGGTGCAGATGATAAATGCGACGCTTGGATTATGGAAGAGATGGTTCTGGCTCGCCTTGGGAGTCCTAGATTTGACTGGCCAGCCACGCACGTCTCTGGTCTAGAGAAAGTAGATTGGACGCTACTAAATGCCTACATTGAACAGCTTGGAGAGAAATGAGAAATAACCCAATAAGCCAAGTCGAGATTGAACAAGAGCTGCTTCGCTTGATGGACAAGCTCGAGACCGAAACTGAGCAGTTCGAAACGCTCGCAATGGATTGTGCAAAAAAAGAAGCGCTTTATAAGTCAAATTGGGCCAAGGAATATCTTTCTGCTAAAGGCTCAATCAAAGAGCGTGAAGCATGGGCTGATTACAAAATGGACCAGCAGAATTTCGAGTACAAGTGTGCCGAGGCGCTGGTGAAGTCAAAGCGTGAGTCGCTTCTGTCTATTCGTGCTTCAATGGATGCAATCCGAACACTCAATGCAAATGTCAGGACACAGGTTTAACTTATGGCTAATGGAATACATGAATCGCTTCTTTCGCTTGCGGTAGATATCGACACGCTTTTCCCGCTTGACAACAATCCGCGGCGAGGCAACGTTGAAGCAATCATGTCGTCGTATGCAGAATTTGGCCAAATCAAACCTATCGTTGTGCGCCCAAACGGAGATGGAACATCAACCGTTATTGCGGGAAATCATCAATTTGAAGCCGCAAAGCGTCTCGGGTGGGACAAGATTGCAGCAGTTGAATATGATGTGGACGACAAGCGAGCAATTGCATTCGCATTAGCAGACAACAGAACCATGGAGCTCGGATATACCGAGCCAGAATTGCTTAATGATTTTGTCTTAGAAATTAGTGATTACTACCCAGAGTTAATGGATGGACTTGGCTGGGATGAATTTGATATTGCTGAAATAGAACAAAAATCGATACGTGAAAACCACCAGGTGGTTGACAGCGGAGAATATAGGCCACCTGTAATCGTCAATCCAAATGCGTCGTTTGATAATCCAGATGATTTGGTTGATGATGAAGAAGATTCTCCAGCATCAATCCAGCCAAGACAATCTGTAGACATGAATACAGTAGAGGTAACCAAAACACGAGATGGTCAGCATCTTTCAGCAAAGGGCGGGGTAGACCAGCGCGATGCTGCTATTCGCGGTTCAACCACTGTTTCACCCTCGTCTGCTCCGCAGGCAGTTGTTCAGTACACACTTGTTTTTGATTCACCACAACAGCAATCTCGTTGGTATGACTTCATCAGGTGGTTGCGCTCTAACCCAGGTATAGATGGCTCAACAACGGCAGAAAGACTGATGAACTTCATTGATGAACACTGCGAGATTTGATAGTTAATAATGACTAGACAGCGACTCTTTTTGGATATGAGCTGTGTTGATGCAGCACGTGAACGCATTCGTCACGTATACGACACGTTCGACACCGTTTGTGTGCAGTTCTCCGGAGGAAAAGACTCAACAGCGGTTCTGTATCTTGCAAAAGAAATCCACGAAGAGCGCGGTCTTGGTCCAGTGAAGGTGATTTTTCGTGACGAAGAAATGGTTAGTCCTGCAGTAGTCAAATATGTAGAACAAGTTCGAAATTATGACTGGGTCGATATGGAGTGGTATTGCTTACCATATCCAGCAGAAGTTTGGGTTCTTGGGCACAGAATAACGACGCTGCTATGGAGTGACCAGAGACGAAAACAGGACCGTCTTGTCAGGGAGATTCCACCATGGGCAATTACTGGAAAACACTTTGGGTTGAATCACGATGTATCGCTGCCAGAGCAGACCGATTACTACACAATGCAGGGAAAGAAGGGAAACGTTGCTTTTCTAACTGGGGTTCGCGCCAGCGAATCAATGGTTCGTTACCGCTCAATTGTCCAAAAACTTCATGAAAATTACATCGTTACGCCATACAAACTGAAGCGCGGCATACCACTAAAGTTTGCAAAAATAATTTATGACTGGAACACAAACGATGTATTTAAATTTATAATTGAGGAACACGGCGCAGATTACTGTGAATACTATGACCTAGCTGTTGCTACGGGTAGCAACACAAGAATAGGAATACCGCTACACGCCACGGCAATCAGACGGATAGGTGATGTGATTGCAACAGAGCCAGAATTCTACGACCGTCTTTATGAATGCTTCCCATACATTGATGCTCAGCGTAGAGTGTGGCCAGAGTACGACGTAGAAAAAGTTATCGCCTCTTATGCCAAAGACGGATTTGCTGGTGCCTCGGCCTTTATTGATAAATACCTAGTTGGCTCACGCAGGCAGATGGAGGCGCGAGTCTTCGTTTCTAAGTTTCGCAAAAAACACCTAACCGACCCGCATGGTTACCCGGTTGCTTGGCTTATAAGGAACTTGATGCTTAACGAAATTGACGTAAACTCACCAACACCAGTCGGGCCAAGAACAAAAGCCCACACCATACGAACAGCGGACCTAGAACAGGAACTTTACGGCGATGGCTATTAATATTGAATATGTAGATATGGACTTGCTCGTGGTTCCAAGTTGGCGCGCAACATATGTCCTCAGACCAGAACTTCTTATCATTTCTGGCTCACTTATGGAGTTTGGTTTCATTCAACCAATTCATGTAAGGCGCTCGTCTAATGAAATAATTGATGGTTCTGAAAGATTTCTTCTTGCAAGCAATATTGACGATATATATGAACAACTTGATGGAAAGATTCCAGTTGTTTTTCATGACGTTAGCCAGATAGATGCAATGATTATGCATTTGCGCCTTAATCGTGGGCGTTCAACTGTTGTGGCTGCAAAAACATCGGAAATAATTAGAAAAGCAAAACGCTCCGGAGACTACAGAAATAGCGACTTTAATGAGTTACTTTCAATGAGAAACGAAGAGCTTTCATTAATGCTTGACGGAAGTGTCCTAAAAGCAAGGAAAATAAAAGAACATAATTACGCCAAAGCATGGGTTCCAATAGAGGCTCCATCGTCTCTTCCGGTATCGGACAAGATGGTTATTGAATCTCCGCCAAATCCTGACAGATAAAGAACATTTTTTTCTGCTATATTTTTATAGAGCTTAAGGAGCAACATGCCTGGTGTACGGTACGGCCCTGACATTTCTGATGACGCCGCATACATAATGAATCAAATTGTCAGCTTTCAGGACCTCGAGGCTGACCTCAAGCGTCGTGGGCGAAAACTTAACGACCGTGACTCGAAGACGTTGGCACGAAACGTAAAAGCAGCTCAAACATTTTTTGGTGTAAGTGCTGCAGACATAAAGAAACGAAAATTCGGTGACATGGGAACACTGGCTCAGTATTCCGGGGACGGAATTAATCTTTCGCGCCGGAAGAGGGGGGCCAATGGAAAATGGGTTTACGAAAAAACTAAGCGTGCAAAACTCGCAAGAGGAAAAGACGGACTCGAGAAACGTACAGTTGCTGACGAGCACGTAAAGTACCGAGGAGCAAATCCAGGTCGCACATTTATCAGCGCCAAAGACACGAAAGAAATGCAAAAGAAACTTAACCCAGTTGGTGGCGCAACATATATTGGACGGACAAGCCCAAGAAAATTCATGGATGCACAAAAACGTTTCTATGACCGAATGTCGAAGAAGGGTGCAGTATCTTACGGTGGCCAGCCAGCAAGAAAAATACGTGGACAAGATGACCTTGACAAAGTCAATATAGCTAAACGGTATGGAAAAACTATTCGTCCAAGAATGACAACCTCACGTCCTGGCGGAAGAAGAAAAGCTACACCAAAAACTCCACTTCAAAAAAAGCGTGACAGAACAATTGCGACAGCCGGAAGGCGCGACAACAAAATGAGCACGGCCAAGAAAACGCGTGGGGCAAAGAAGCCAACCAAACCACGAAAAGCATCAAAGTCGACAACGCCGCGTAAACGGGCTAGATAATTTACCTAGCTAGTAAAGATTGATTCCCAATCGCCAAGGTCGACTTCTGCACCTTCGCTAGTTGTTTCGTCAATGTCATCTTCATAATAGGCTTCACCCTCTTCACCGATACTTTTTTCCATCAGCATTTGTTTAACGCTTTCAACTGGAGAAATTTCAGCCAGAATTTTTCCATCTTTTGTTTCGCCGACGATTCTCATATTGAGAGAACCCATGCACAGAACGGCAATATCCCAAACGAAGAGCACGAACTCTTCGAGTTGCTCTTCATTCTCTAGTTCTTCATTTTCCTCGAAAAAATAGTAAAGAATTTCAGATACATGGTTAATTATGTCAACAACATGTTCTTTTTGTTTTTCCTTAGGAATTCGAACAATTTTTGCTTCCTCGGCCATACCCAGAAGCTAGCACATAGTGTTGGCAAGGGGGATACGTGTTTAATGTTAAAATTTAATATCAGCAATTTATTGCATCATTTGACGAGAGGCCGAAATGCTCGCATCTATTTTTGACATCAAAACATATATGGACATCTCGCTTACTGCGAGGCAAGAAGACGCCGCGACAATGATTCTTGCCGGACTGCAGAGCGAGCTTGAGGGCTATCTAAAAAGACCGATTGAAGTTTCCGAATACACGGAAGAACATCGTCTCACTTCGTCTCACACCGGAATTCCGATGAGCACATTCCTTACAGCAAACGATAATACGTATAACTACGGTTTCGAAAGCAGTCCAAAATACGACATGACCACATGGGCTTCTCCACCCCCAGCAATTTATTTTAAAAATACACCAATATCGTCAATTACGGAAATAAAAGTAAAACCGCTATTTGGTGAAGAGCGAGTTCTTGAAGAAGAGACAGACTATGTAACTCGCCCATATGGGGTTGACTATTATTACGGATACGCAGACGATTTGGTTACAGTGACGTATGAAGCGGGATTGGACGGCTCAACAATTCCGGTGTTTAAGTTGATGATTTTGCGTGCCGCCAGCAGAGAGATGCAAAATATGCACGATGACGTAGTATCCGTTAAAGACCTGAACACAAGGAACACCGGGCCACTGGTTACTGGATTCCTTGATTCTGAACTTATGGCAGTAAGAAAATACCGCAGAGTAAGGGTTTAATGGTGGGCGGAGCTGTCCAATACAAAGTAATCATCAGAATAGATATTGATGAGGCAAAAGACAGGCTCGACAACATGCTTGACCGCATGAACGATTTCAGTCCAATTCTAAGACACGCTGGAGAAAAGCTCGAGCGCGTTTACTCTGAAAACTTTACGACCATGGGAGCAATGTCCGCAAAAGCAATGCTTCGCGGTGCCTGGCCACCGCTTGACCCACAGTACGCAGCATGGAAAGCAATGAGATATCCAGGCGCCCCACCATTGGTGCAGACCGGAGAATTGTTTCGCAGCGTATCCAACTTAACCAAAGGTCCAGTAAATTCAATAAGTGACCACGAAGCAGTATTTGGTGTTGTTGGAAAAATTCCAAAGTTCCATCAATACGGAACTGAAAACATGCCAGCTAGAAAAATAATTTTTGTTCCCAAAGATTTTGACAGAGATATGGGTAAAGCTGTCGCTCGCTATGTCACCGAGGGAAGCAAAATTATATGAGCGATTTAATGAATGGCGTTCACTTTGCAAAAGAATATGTAAATTCATATCTCCAGCAAGACATACCGATAAGACTGGTTAGGTACAGAAACGGCTGGAACCTTCACTCCGGACAACTCCCTGACCCAGAGGACTACCTGGCCCATGAGCCATTGGCCATAGACCATTGGCCTTCGATAATTACCGTCGCTCTATCTACTGGACAAATGGAAAGAATTGGTTTTGCCGGGCCAGACCCCCTGTATCGAGTCTCGTACAACATGAGGACTTACGTTTGGGTTAGAACCGAAGGAACTGCAGAGACGACATTAATGCGAGATAGATTAACAACTGTTGTTCGTTCTGCACTTTTGGACTACCCATGCTTAAAAGCATATGATTCAAGGACTTCTTTCAGGGCACTAATTGACGAATCAACCTTTCGTGAAGAGTTTTCGGACATTACCCTACTCAAGGGTGACCGGTTTATGGCTGGTGCATATATTGGTTATACATTAGAAATTGATGAAGTTGTGACGAGACTTGACATCGGAACCATGGACGAACTTCGTTTGGTCGTTAAATCTGTCTCTTCTGATGGCGCACTTCCATCAATGCTGGACGATGAGAATCAATCGGCAAGCGTTTCGCTTGGTTAGTATCGCTCCAGTATGTTTGGATTTTTCAATTTTAAGTTAAATAGATAGTTGCATAAAATAAACACTCCCTATCTGTACAATTGAAATCAACATACGGGATTCAACCCCAATACCGAATTAGGAAGGTCCTATGCCTGGTGTAGTGATTTCAACTTCAGTAAGAACCGGCCCGTCAACGGCAACGGTTCGGCAGTCTTCGCAGCT